ATCAGGGTCTTGAGTAGCAAGGATTCCCATTACATCGTCTGCTTCTATGTTGTCCAAGATGACGTGGTTATAGTCTTCCTTAACAAAATCAAGCAAGGGTGCTAGGCATAACGGCCTACGGGTTGCTTTACGGTTGGCCTTGTATAGAGGGTTAATATCTTTGCGGTAGTTGGTGCGACTACTAATAGCCACAACCACTTCTGTTAAGCCTGTCTCAGCTTTAATGGATTCAACTTTGTGTACGAAAGCTTTGTTACATTCGTCTTCGTAGCAGTGGAGAGTCCACAGACCGTCACCCCAATTCACTGGTGTTTCGAGTGCTGCGGCTATACGGTACGCTATTAAATCTCCGTCAAGGAGTAAGGTATTGCGGGTCATTGGGACTCTCCTGATATTAGTGGACTAGCTTTAGCTTGAACTGTTTTGGCTTCTTTTCTTCCTCTTCTTCTTCATCTGCCATAGCAGAAGCGAGAGCAAGGTAGTGCATTAAAACGTCCTCATCATTGATTATGTCCACGATAGCAGCGTAGATTGCTGCTCCGATTCCGTTCTGTTCTATAGTGGGTTCACCGTCACACTCACCAGTGAATTTGACAGATGAGCAGTCAGCATCAAGAGTTAAGAGTAAGGTCATTCTTCCTGTGTCCATCTGTCATTCCTTTGTTTTGTTTAATATGGTTGCTGCATTATGTGCAGTAATCTTGAACCACTCGTTATGTCGTAACGCAGAAGCTATCTCTAGCTCTTGGTGAACCTGAAGTTCTACCTTGTGTCTGTTAGTTACTTCGATATGGTGGTGCAATATGTATGACCTGAAGGGGTCACTCGTTTGATAACTGTTAAGGCGGTCTTGAGCATCCACAGCTTTACCCACTTTGACCCACTCAGGCCAAGCTGGGTTTTGGATAACGTAGACGCAACCTACGGTGGACTTTGGGTAGTTCTTTAGAGAACTAAAAGCCGCATCATTAAATGATTTGTACCTACCTGACTTCCACAATGGGTGGGATTGAGCAATGTACTTACCGTCAACGAACATACGTTTAGCGTTCTTTTTGTTTAAGGGTACGCACCGCCTACGCTCGTCAGTCCTTTTGTTTCTTATCCACCACTCACCGTCCTCAAACGAAGTGTTAATGTTAATGGGTGTCTGCCCACGATCTGCCAATGTTATATTCCGCATCAAGTCGTACTCCGAATTTGTAATAGTCACCTGTCTGACGCATAGCTTTCTGAGCTAATGCCCCGAACACGTCACCAGTACCTTCTTTAACTAAGATTTGAATTTCGTCATGCACCCAAGCGCATTGCTGAAACTCAACACCGTGGGTATAGCCTTTCTCCTTACATAGCTGGTGGAAGATAACGACCCACCGTTTAGCAAGTACGGCACCGCAAGATTGCAAAAGAGTATTTAGGCTTGCGTAAGCATGGCGAACTGGAATCTTTCGACCATCCAATCCCTTAACGCTGCCTAACTCGGCTTGCTTCTTAACGTCATCTTGAAGTTCTTTAAGTGCAGGTAGACCCTCTAGGAATTGTTCTTTAAGACGCTTACCGTCAGCCTTTGTACCTCCTACAATAGAGCCAATCTTAGCGTCACCTGCCCCATACAATATGCCTCCGTAAATGAAGGTCTTTGCTTGGGCGCGTGTATCTAAACCTGCGGCTATTTGGTTGGTGGTATGTATGTCACCTTCAAGGATTACCTTGCCATACGCCCCGTTATCCCACTTGCCCATGTAATGAGCCAAGCATCGAAGTTCTATGCCTGATTGGTCAGAACCCATTAACTCCCAACCTTTAGGTGCGTGGAATAACTCACGACATTCCTTGCCATACTCAGCACGTTCACTAGGCACCTGCTGAACATTAGGTCTGCTGGCTGTAGCACGTCCTGTGATTGCACCGAGAGTGTTAGTGTTGTAATGGATACGCCCATTCTTACTAAGCTTGAGCCAACCGTTCTTACCCTCTGCTAACTGACCTACACGTTTGACGAGCATCAGGTATTCCAAAAGCAAGGCTGCTTCAGGGATAGTCTTTTCAATCTCTTTTAACGTAGTCTCATTAACAATTACTTGACCTGACTCAGTGAAAGCTTTGGGCTTCCAACCGCGTCTTTGAAGTCTGTCGGCAATCTGCTGACGTGAGGTAGGGTTGAATGGAAGGGTCTTAGTTTTGGTCTTCATTACAATGACATTAGGTTCAAAGGTGTGAACCATAATCTGCTTTAGCTCATCCCTACGTGCTGAGAGTTTGGCGTACAAAGCCACTGCCTTATCTTCGTTAAAGGGAAAGCCAAAATGCTCTTGCTCTAAACAGATACGGTGGATTTCATGCTCTAAGTCCATAGCGTCTTGGCTGTAATTTTCTTCAACAATTTTGTCGTAGAGTTTGTTATTCACCAGTACGTCTTGGCAGCAATACTCAAGCATTTCCTTTGAGTAGTTTTCCCAATCTGCTGTAGCTCCGTACTCACCTTTGAAACAGTTAAGGCGGTAGCCCCAAGCTTCTAGTGAGTGCCTACCCTTAAGCTTGGGGGGTAAGGTTTGATTCTTTCCTGCGTCAATCTCTCCCATGTTTCCCCACACCAAACGACACTGTATTAACGTATCTGTTATTACAGCATTAGTGTGCCAAGTAGGGTAAAGCTTCTTAATAACTGCGAGGTCGTACCCCATGATATTGTGACCAATAAGTTCATCAGCATCAGACAGTAACTTAAGTCCTTCATTGATGTTGCCGTAAGCAGTAGAGAACTTCTGAAGCTTACGTGTGGTTAGGTTTGCTGCAACAATGCAGTGGATTTTAGTTACTTGATCTAATAGACCATTAGTTTCAATATCAAATACATAACGCATGGGGGTATATCCTCTCGTTGGAGTGATTAGTTAAAAGAAGAAGCACCGTGGATAACTGGGGCATCGGGGGCTAACCCTTGCACCATACGTCCTGTTGCCTCATCAAACAGCAAGTAATCTGCTGGGCCTGTACGTCCTGTATACCGACATTTAAGTACGGTAAGCAAAGACGTGTTGCGTTGAGTATCGTTTTCCTCTTGCTGATTTCGGGAGATTGCATAGACGTTATTTGATAACTGCTTAATAGAGCCTGAGCCACGAAGGTCATCTGAACTAGGCACGTAGCCCTCTTCAAACGATTTACCCTGCGGTGCTTTCTTAAGGTGGCTTATCAAGCCTATGTACACACCAAGTTCTTGAGTGAGCATCTTCAGGTTGTGCATAATGCTGTCAATAGCTCTACGCTCATCCTGACTGTCTTGGCCTAAGTCACTGACTAAGATACTTAGATGGTCAATCCAAATAATCTTGCAGCCTAATCCTGTAGCAAAGTATCGAACCTTGTTGTAAAGATCAGTCTCATCAAGAGAGCCAAAAGCATCATAGACATTCAAGCGATTGTTACCCTTGTCATCAACAGCACCAAAGGTTTCATCGAAGCCTTTCCAGTAATCTTCTTGGGGTACGAACTCACGCACATCGGGCAGGTTCAAACGCTTGCCTATGTGTATTCCTATAATGCCTTCTGCGGTATCTTCAAGAGGTTCCTCAAGATGAATCAAAGCTTGATTCAGTTCTGTAGTCTGCATGAAGTGCCATTGCATTTGCTTGATAAGCGTAGTCTTTCCCATACCTGAACCCGAAGTAAAAACGTCCAGTTCTCCTATGCGGATACCGTAAGTTTTTTGGTTCATTCCCTGCATGAAGTCAGGCCATGCAAAGGAAGGTATGTCAGGACGGTCTTCAAGACGCTTGCGTAGCTGCTCACCTGACACAATCCCTGCTGGACTGTAAGGTTCTGCTCTCCACATTGCGTTGATTAGATCAGCACCTAAGCCTTTCATTACCATATCGCTGGCATCTTTATGAGGGAGTACGCCAATGTGAGCTTTCCTTGGGGGAAACAATGCTGCAACCTTTAAGGCTGCTTCCTTACCTGCCTCATCCATATCGAACATGATGTTTACACGGTCGAATGTAAGTAGCCACTCAATGTTCTGAGTGACCGCTTTGACTGCTCCTTGTGCCCCCGTGGGGATGGATACACAAGGGTAACGATTTCCTTGTGTCTGGCTACCAGAAATTGCGTCTAATTCTCCCTCGAAAATTGTCACCATTTTACCGCCACTAGACCACAACCACTGACCATACAAAGGTATGTTTTTAGTGTCACCTAAAAACTTAAAAGACTTATCAGGTAGCCTAATCTTCTGAGCGATTGTGGCACCTGACTTATCTTTATAGTTAGCAACTTGAACAGTGCTACCTTTATACTCACTAACAGTGTAGTCCCAAAACTGACACGTATCTGCGTCAATCTTGCGTTTCTTGAGGTAGGTGTGTTCACCCTTGGGTATCAAACCTGCTTGCATAGGTGCTACCTCTCGCTTAGTTGAATTAACGTCTTCTGGTATGTTTACGGCACAACTGTAACAGTGGCCCCACCCGTTACTGTAGACGTGATAAGCGTCTGAGCTAGTGCATTTCGGGCAGGGGAGCTTTCCTTGGACTAGGTACGAATCTCCTTGATCTGTGTTAACCATTCCTTCACCTCAAATACTGGGCAGCTTTTGTTAGGGTCTAGGTCGTTGTGACCAACCACGGCTGCGTTAGGGTAGATTTTGGATAACACATCGACTAGAGAGTCGAGAGTGTCCCATTGGGGTTGAGTAAAGTTTGCATCGGCATCACCGTCAGCATCCATGCCTCCTACTAAACAGACTCCAATACTATTGTGATTAAAAGAGGCTACGTGCGCCCCTTGGCTGTGTAAGTCACGGCCTGTTTCGATGAGTCCATCACGTCTTACGATCATGTGATAACCACAGCCAAGCCAGCCCCTTCTCTTATGCCATTGGTCAATCTCCTTGAACCCAATGTCCATTGTTGGTTTAGTGGCTGCACAGTGAATTACTATGTAGTCAGTCCTGTCTCTCATTTTCATCGGGTACTTCCTCAAGCCAATCTTCAGGTACAGTTCCCTCGCAGTATTTGAAGTTGTACTTCTCTGCCCACTGCTGGTTGGTGTATCTTTTAGATTGAACTTTGGTGTTTAGGTTTTGAAATAAGAATCTAAATTCCTTTTCGGGATACTGCGCCTGTAGAAGACGCATCTTGCGGCAGTCTTCATTTCTGAACCAACCTTTAGCCTCAATGTAAATACCATTAGGCAACTGAAAGTCTGGTATGTACTTCCTCTCGACAACGTAGGGGATACGCTCATCTTCATAAAGGAAGTCCACACCTCTTTTAGCTAGATCAAAAGCCACGTTCTTTTCAAGACCACTTCGGTATTTAAAAGTCTTCGTCTTCGTCTTCGCTGAAGTCACCTTTACTGGTTTCTTCTTTGGCAAAGGGGCTTTCGTCTTTTTCAAACTCATAACCTTCTTCCGTATCAAACGGGTTGCTGTCATTTGTGTATTCGTTTAGTTCAACTACCTGAACGCTTTTGAGGCGCAAGGACACTGAGGCTTCTTTAGTAGAGGCAAGCATATAAGGGATTGTTTCAAACGCGACCTTGCAGATTGAGCCATTACCGATACTGATTTCCTCAGTGATTGGCTTACCCTTGGCATCATAAACGGCTGGCTTCTGCGTGAAACTATCACCGTTTTTCATTTCGACACGCGCCTTGGTTTTGAACTTAAACTCAACCAAACCTGTTTCCTCTCCGTCATCATCTAAGACTGACTCAAAGGGTAAACGCTTAACCATCTTTGTCTT